GACGATAATAAAAATTCACGTATCACTGGGGAGGCCGGATCAGAGGCTCATAGACAGAATAAAAAAAATAAACCTTCCGCAAAACTGCACGAAAGAAGTATGGTGCAAGTATCCGAATGAGAAATATTTTAAGATCATCGCTTTAAACGGCAAATAAAAACCTGTCAAGAAAATAATATCACAGGTTTCTTGTAATAATATTACAGCTTCCCTGTAATATTCTTTCATGTTCCAGGAATGTCATGAAGTCTCATTAAAACCCAGGCTTATATTTACTGTAGGTTATGAGCAATAAATCTCTAATTAAACGGGAATACGTAAGAGCAGAGGCCGTAGACTACCTAAAAAAATGGCTCGGGCTGCCTTATTTTTGGGGGGGAGACGACCCTATGCAGGGTTTTGACTGTTCAGGGGAGGTCAATGAAGTCCTTCAAGCACATGGTTTAATTTCAAGAGATGAGGATTATACTGCCGAAGGGCAAAGACAGTTATTTTCTCAGTATGTTGTTCCAAGGCCCTATGTCGGATGCCTGGCTTTCTTTATCCATCCAACGAAAAAAATAGCTACTCATGTAGCGATGTGTATCGATGAGAATTTCATTATCCATGCGTCCGGAGGGGGGAGCGGAGTCACGTCCCTAAAAGAAGCAATCAGACAAAACGCATACATCAAAAAGGACTCTCTCAAAGCCGAGATAGAAAGAAGACAAGGCTTTAAAGTCATTTATATCGACCCTTTCAGGAGTATTAAAGAATGAGTGGTGAATTATCAGTGGCATTGAACGTAATTTATGAGGCATTCAAGGCATTGCATAAGGATGATTCAGAGAAATTTGAGAAGCAATGGAGGGAGGATCTTCCGAAACTGACCAAAGCGGTCAAAGAGGGGGATATCGAAACCATAAAGGAAATAACGGCAAAATATTATGAGATCTAAAATCAAAACACTGTCATTGTTTGTGTTTTTAATTGTGTTCGGCCTTATTTTATTGTCCATGATGGGCTGCAAGCCGAGAATTATAACCCTTCCGATAGGTGATGAGGCCTATCCGATAAGGCAGCTTGAGAACGGGAACTATGAAGTGACTCAGGGTTATGTGATAAAGCATACGGCCATGATGGCGGAAATAAAGATATTGAAAGAGAAACTTGAGGAAAAATAAGGATCAGGAAAAAGGCTAGATAATGGACGGATCCGGAGTGACATGGACGGCGGTAGGAATGGCGGTTGTTTCAAACGTGACGGTTTGGCTGAAGATCGTTTATGACAATAGGAAAAATAACGGGAAGAACGGAAGAATTAACGGGAGTGTTTATAAATACATTAATGAGAATACAACCAGAAGTAAGCTGAATGAACAGAAAATAGAAAATATCAGTTCCAATATGGAAAAGATGGATGAAAGAAACGAGAAAGATCACGAGAAAATTTCCAATAAATTGGACAAAATAATAGGGAAATTGTAATGAAATACAGTCAAGAAGTGGTGGATATTTTAATCAAGCATATAAGGGGAGGATCCACCATAACTTCAGCCTGTGATGCAGTTGGAATCAGCAAGGTGACTTTTTATGAATGGATGAAGACAAAACCTAACTTTTCTAACGCTATAAAAAAGGCACAGTCAATCCCAAACAAGAAAGTAGAGAAGGCGCTTTATAAATCAGCAATAGGATATTTAACTACAGTAGCAAAATATCAGACCAAAGGATCGAACGGAAAACCCCAGACAAAAACGATCAAGAAAAAAATACTGCCTAATATAACGGCCATGATCTTTTGGCTCAAAAATAAGCTGCCGGATGAGTGGAAAGACAAACAGGACATAGAACATAGCGGCTCGGTGATTACATATGAGATATCTGAAGAATTCATGCCAAAGAAAATGAAGGAAGTAAAAAAATGAGGATATTTTTTTTTATTCTGGCCCTTATCATGAATCTTAATCAATATCTGAATCCGAACTATCTTGAGCTTTTCCAGAACTGCGATCCGGAGCTGATCGCATACGGCGGGGCGAATGCCGGGAAGACATACAGCATAGCGGACAAGCTCCTGATTCAGTCCATTTTTCAGCCTGACAGGAAGCTCAAGGCTATGGTCATAAGGAAGACATTCCCTGCTTTAAGAAGATCAGCCCTAGAGATCATAGAGAAACGGGCCGAGACATTCAAGCTCCCATTCCGTATGAACAAGGCCGACTGGATAGCGGAATGCAATAATCTGACATTCATCTTCCAGAGCCTCAATAATAAAGAAGATTATGAGAAGCTCAAGTCACAGACCGATATTGATTTCATCTGGATAAATGAGCTCCATCAAATAAGAGAGTCTGATTATGAGGAATGTCTCAGAAGACTGAGAGGAGGGGAGTCGAGATTCGAGCAGATCATATCTGACTTCAATCCGATCGGTAAGACGTCCTGGGTATACAGCCGGTTTTTCCAGAAGAATATCGGGAATGTCAAGAAACTGAAATACACGATCCTGAATAATCATCCGGACTATTTGGCCCTTGAGAAGACAAAAAGAGAGCTCCAGAGATTGAAGGCCACGAAAAAGCACAACCTCAATTATTATAAGATCTATTTCAAGGGAATTTGGGGAGAGCTTGAAGGCATCATATATCCAAACTGGGATATAGTTCCGAATCCTCCTAAGAATCCGGATGAGATATTTTATGGCGGTGATTTTGGATACAGCGTCAATCCAGCTGCTTATATCCGGATCTACCGCAAAGCTGATGAATTCTGGGCAGAAGAGATCATCTATGAAACAGGCTTAACAAATCCCAAACTGGCAGAGAAGATAAAAAGCTTAGGAGCTGATGATGCAGAGTCCTACTGGGACTCTTCAGAGCCTAAGTCTATACAAGAATTAGCTGATAACGGGATCAATGCAAAACCAGCTGAGAAAGGACCTGATTCAGTAAGAGCCGGCATAGATTATCTTCAGTCTAAAAAGGTCCACATCATTGACGGTTCTGAGAACATCATAAAAGAGCAAAAGAGCTATGTGAACAAACAAGATAAAGACGGGAATTTCTTGCCTGAGCCTATGAAGTTTAATGATCACACAATGGACGGGGTCAGGTATGGAATATTTACTCACATGAAGAAAATTGAAGCAACTATATGGTGAAAAAATAATGCGGTTTTTTAAAAAGAAAGCAAATCCGGTTTATCAAACCATCTTAATGTCTCTACTTGGGAATAACCCTATATGGACAAAAAAGGAGATCGCACGGCTGACAGAAGCAGGATATCAGAACTGCTCAACTGTCTATTCTTGTGTGAACGAAAGAGCTGGAGGTGCGGCCGGAATTCCCTGGGTACTGTATAGAAAAACAATATCCAAAGATACAAGAAAAGAAAAAATAGACGAGCACCCTTTAATAGATCTGATCCGGCGTCCCAATCCACAGGAAGGCCAGTCAGCATTTATTATGAAAACAATGGCTTTTTATTTGATCGGGGGAAACAGCTATTTAACAAGAGTTGGACCGGAAAACAAGCCACCACTGGAATTGTATTCAATCCGTCCTGATAGGATGAAAGTCCTTCCCGGCAATGCTATGAATCCAATCAGGGGATACAGGTACACTGTATCCGGAAATAAGAATGATTTTAGTAACGAAGAGATATTGCATCTTAAGATGTTCCATCCTCTTAATGATTGGTATGGATTATCACCGATAGAAGTAGCAGCAAAAGAAGTTGATATAGCTGCGATGTCCCGTGAGTGGAATATGAAACTCCTTCAAAATGACTGCCGTCCGCCCGGAGGGATTGTGGTTGAAGGCAAATTGGATGATAAACAGAGAGAATTAATAGAAAAAAGATTTACTGAACGCATGGCTGGATATAAGAATGTCGGCAGGCCTCCGGTCTTAGAAGGCGGTATTAAATGGGAACCCTGGGCAATAACACCTAAAGATATGGACTGGTTGAATTCAGATAAAGTTAATATGCGGAAAATCTGTTCCATTTACAACGTTGCCCCGGAGCTTATAGGGGACGCTGAGAACAAAACATATAGTAACTACCAAGAGGCCAGAAAAGCTCTTTACATTGAAGCGATACTGCCGGATATGGATTTCTTGAGAGATGAGTTTAACAACTGGCTCAGTCCAGCATTCGGGGACAGGCTTTATCTGGATTACGATCGTGATTCAATAGAAGCTTTAAAAGAAGAGCAGTCAGCTCTTTATAAAAGGGCACAAGAATCCAATTTCATGAAACTGAATGAAAAAAGGGCAATGGTCGGACTTGATGAAGTGCCTGAAGGTGATGTTATTTACATGCCAATAAGTATGGTGCCGGTTGGATACAGCCCCAAAAAAGAGGATGAAGAAAAGCGGTTCGGATTCAAATCAAAAAACAAATCCTTCTGGCAGGCTCCGGAGAGGAAAGAAGCGCTCTGGAATAATTTTGTTCTGCGAATTAAGGCCAAAGAGAAGCCCTTTATCCCTTTAGCAGAAGAATACATGAAAGAGCAGGGCAAACGGATCCAGAAGGCTTTAAAAGACATTTACACAATATCAGGGCTTGAGCCTGCTGGAATATTTGACCTGGAGGCAGAGGCTAAGGCTTATCAAAAAAAATTCATACCCTGGTATGCAGATGCAGCACAAAGAGCAGGGGAGGCCGGGCTTGTAGTTTCAAAAGGGGACCTTTACAGCTTGGAGAGCAAACCCAGAGGCATAGATTTTGAAATGACTCCGGAGCTTGAAGAGTTGTTACAGGAGATGGTTTTCAATTCCGGGACTACAGTCAATGAAACCATGATCGATATTATATTGAGGGATATCAAACGGGCTAACACTGAGGGCTGGACTGTTGAGGAATTGGCTCAGCTAATAAATCATCAGGTTGATGATTTCATGCCCTGGCGGTCCAGGTTATGGTCCAGGACAGAGGGTGTAAAAATAGAGAACTGGGGACAGCTTGAAGGATATAAAAAGGCTGAGTTCGTAGAAAAAAAAGGCTGGCTGTCAGCTTTTGCCCCGGATACCCGGGAAACGCATATGGCAGCTGATGCTCAATACTCTGAGAATCCGATTCCTTTAGAAGAAGCATTTATTATCGGAGGGGAATCACTTCAGTATCCGGGAGATCCAGCTGGAAGCGCTGAGAATGTATGTAACTGCCTGTGCTCTACATATCCAGAAGTCATGGAATTACAGGGAGGATAAAATGGAGACAAAAAACTTTAAATTTAAATTCGACGATATAAATGAAAAAGAGGGTGTGTTTTCTGGGATGGCTTCAGTCTATGATGTCGTTGACAGCTACAATGAAGTTGTTCAAAGAGGGGCATTTAAAAAGACTCTCCAGGAAAACAACGGCGAATTCCCTCTTTGCTGGTTCCATGATGTCACTGAACCTTTAGGATTGGCAAAAGCGGAAGATAAAGAAAAGGGGCTTTGGATAGAGGGCCAGTTAAACCTTGATGTTCAATCTGCAAGAGAAAAACGGAGCTTGATGAAACAAAAGGTTATCACTGGGATCTCAATAGGATTCAAAACCCTGAAGGATGAATGGGACAAGAAT